ATTTGATAGAATCTATATCACAAAAAATGGAAGACTTCAAGTTCAACAAGGTTCTCCATCAGAGAATAAAGAAAAACCAGTTCCACTTGATGATGCATTAGAAATTGCAACTGTATCTTTAGAACCTTATTTACTTGATCCTAGTGATGCTATTGTATCTTTCTTAGATCATAAGAGATATCGTATGTCCGATATCAAAAAACTTGAAGATAGAATTAGAAGTTTAGAATATTATACAACATTATCTCTATTAGAAGTCAATACTGAAAGTTTGTTTGTTGCAGACTCTGAAGGATTGAATAGATTTAAGTCTGGTTTCTTTGTTGATGATTTTACTACTCTGTTACCACAAGAAACTAATCTTGCAATAAAAAATTCTATTGATATTGAAAATAGAGAATTGCGTCCAAGACACTATACAAACTCTATTGACTTAACAGTCGAACCTGTAGAGGGTGTTACGACAATGACTGATCTTGGGTTTACAGAACCCGATGGTGAAAATATTAAACGTTCTGCGGATATCATTACTCTTGATTATGAAGAAGTTGAATGGTTGAAGCAAAACTTTGCAACAAGAACAGAAAGCATAACTCCTTTCTTAATTAGTTTCTGGCAATCTTCTATTGAATTAAGTCCATCGTCTGATACATGGGTTGATACTGCTAGAATTGAAGCAAAAATTATCCAAACAGAGGGTAACTATGCAGAGGAAATGGCAAAGGCTACTAGAAAATTTGGTAACCCAGATCCTCAAACTGGATTCTTCCCTATTCAATGGAATGCATGGCAAACCACATGGACTGGAACAACAAGTACACAGAGAAGTGGTGGAACTAGAACTGTAACCAGAGCTGGTGGTGGAGGTAGAAGAACCGTTTCTGGTGGAACTCGTCATATTCAAGGTCCAGGCGGCCGCGCTCGTCGTAGGGAGTGGACTGAATCATCAACTACAACTACCTTACAGGACACCATAACAGATACTTTTAGAGTTGGTACAGATAATAGATCCGGACAAAGAACTATTATCACTGAAAGATTTGATAATAGTTCTATGGGTGATAGAATTGTTAATAGAGAAGTCATTAGTATAATGCGCTCTAGAAATATACAATTTGTTGGTAAGAAAGTAAGACCTCTTACAAAAATCTATCCATTCTTTGATTCCAGAGATGTAAGTAAGTTCTGTGTTCCAAAACTACTTGAAATTAGTATGTCCGCTGGTGCTATTTTCCAGGTGGGAGAAACTGTTGTTGGAAAAATGAACAACACTGGTTTGGGAAATCCAACAATAGCATCTCCAGAGATTAGATTTAGAGTTGCTACGGCAAATCATAAGGAAGGTCCATTTAATGCACCAACTAACATCTTTAGAAATAATCCATATCTTTCTCAAGTTGCTTCAACTGAAGTTGAAACTTTCTTAGGAACTCCAGGACAAGTTCAAGTTCCAGGACAAGCAAATGTTTTACCAGATACATATTCTTCAACATCAACCGTATTGAATGTCGATACTGCTGCATTAGCAGCACAGGCACAAGGAGATTATTATGGTTATGTTGCTAAAGACATGGTTCTGGTTGGGCAAACAAGCGGAGCTCAAGCAGTTATTACAAATGTTAGACTTATGTCTGATCTTGGATCAACTCTGATTGGAAGTTTCTATATTCCTAATCCAAATATTGGTGGAAATCCAAGGTTTGAAACTGGGGAAAGAACTTTTACTTTAACTGATGATCCAAGCAATAATCAAGATGTTGCATCTACAATTGGTGAGCAGAAATATACTGCAACAGGAACTCTTGAAACAGTTCAGGAGCAAATTGTTTCTGTTAGAAACGCAGAGATTCAAATTAAACAAGAATCTGATACAAGATCTGCAAGAGAATTTATTGGATCGTCATCATCTAGTAACGTAATTGATTCTGTAACTACCACCAATAGAGTTATACAATGGTATGATCCATTGGCACAGTCTTTCCAAGTTTTGGATGAAACTGGTGTATTCATTACAAGTTGTGATGTATTCTTCCAGACGAAGGATGATATGAATATCCCAATGACATTCCAAATCCGCACCATGCAAAATGGTGTTCCTACACAAAAGATACTACCATTCTCGGAGATTATTAAAGATCCTGCAGATATAAATGTTTCTGCAGATGGTACAGTTGCGACTACATTTAACTTTAAAGCACCAGTATACCTTGAAGGTGGTGGAGAATATGCAATCACTCTTGCATCTTGGTCTACGAAGTATAGAGTGTTTATCTCTAGAGTTGGTGAAGCTGATATTTTAACTGATGAATTTATTTCAAACCAACCATATCTTGGATCCCTGTTTAAATCTCAGAATGCTTCTACCTGGGAACCAAGTCAATGGGAAGATCTTAAATTTGTTATACGTCGTGCAGACTTTGTTCAAAGTGGTTCGTTGGAAGTTTATAATCCAATTCTTGGAGAAGGTAATGGACAGATTCCAGTTCTTCAACCAGATTCAATTAACTTTAATTCCAAAAAAATTAGAGTTGGTTTAGGAACTACAGTTCATGGTAATAATGCTTTAGAAATTGGCAATACTTTCTCTCAACAGCAAACAAATGCTACTGGCAACTTTGTTGGTTCTGCTGGATCGGGAACTGGTGCAATGACGATTGTTAATGCAGGAATTGGTTATACTCCAAGTGCAGCTGCTTTAACTTATACTGGTGTTGCTCTTACTAGCATTACTGGAACAGGTCAAAACTTAACTGCTAATGTTAGTGTTTCAAATGGTGTCGCTGTTGCAGCAACTATTGTTAATGGTGGTTCTGGTTATGTAATTGGCGATGTTCTTGGAATCACTACTCTTGGGAATAACCCTGCTGGAAGAAATGCAAGATTCTCTGTTGTTTCACTTGCTAGTACAAATGAGATTATACTTGATAATGTTCAAGGTGATTTTGAAGTTGGAGCTGGAAAAACATTACAGTTTAGAAACAGCAGCAATGCATTAGTAACATTAAATGGAAATAATGGTAATGTTACACCGACATCAATTAGAACAGTTGGTAACAATGATGGAATACACTTCACTGTTGATCATAAGAACCATGGAATGTATCATGAAAATAATCGTGTTATAATTTCTAACGTAGAAAGTGATGTTATACCTACCAAACTCACTTCTCCTTATAATTCAGATTCTACATCAAATATTTTCGTTGCAGATTCTACTAACTTTAATACGTTTGAAAATGTTGGCGTAGGAACAACAACTGCCGGTTATTTGAGAATAGGTGATGAAATAATCACTTACACAGAGACTTCTTCTGGTACGATAGGTGGAATTACTAGAGGAGCAAATGCTAAAAATTATGTTGTAGGAACACCTGTTTACAAATATGAAATTGGAGGTGTTTCTCTTAGAAGAATTAATACCGTTCATGAATTTGGAGATGTTACTCTTGATAATCCAATATCATTTGATTCATATACAGTAAAAGTAGACATGTCTACAAATGGTAATGATAGAAGTGTTGGGACTAACTGGCCTGTTCTTTACTTTAATGAAACAAAATCTAGTGGTGGATTTAAAATTAGAGCCACGCAAAATATGCCATATGAAGCGATTGTTCCTTCAGTGCAAAATGTAACGGTTCCAGGAACCACGATTAGCGCAAGAATTAGAACAACTTCTGGTTCAAATCTTGGTGATGGTTCCGGTCAGAATTTACCAGTTCCATTCAATAATGAAGGATTTACTGATGTAACTATCAATGAAACAAATTATCTTTCTTCTCCAAGAATTATTGCATCTAGAACAAATGAAACAAACAGTGCTGTTTTACAGCAATTGCCAGGTGATCGTTCCTTTAATATGTCAATTTCCTTGGATTCGGCAGATTCCCGTTTAACTCCTATTATTGATGCACAAAGAGTTAGTGCAATCTTGATATCAAATAGAGTTGATAAACCGATCACAAATTATGTTGAAGATAATAGAGTGAATACAGTAGATGAAGATCCAAATGCTTTCCAGTATATTTCTAACGAAAATACTTTAGAAAGTTCTGCAACAAGTATTAAGGTTCTCCTATCTGCTCATATTAACCAGTATAGTGATATTAGGGTATTCTATGCAATTGGAGAGGATCAAAACTTTGAACCAATCTTTGAAGCATTCCCAGGATACTCCTCATTAAATGACGGAAATCCTGATAGGATAGTTCCTCCTTCAAATGCATCAGAAGGATTCTTATCTAATGATTTGACTTTTAAAGAATATGAATTTACTGCTGATGATCTACCTGCTTTTAAATCCTATCGCATTAAAATAATTGGTACTTCGACCAATCAAGCATATGCTCCAAGGATAAAAGAATTGAGAACAATAACTTTAGCATGATATGGAAGATTTAAAGGTAAAGGGTCATTCTGATTTAATCAGAGACCCTATAACAAACGCTATTATTAATACAAACAAAAATGGATATGAAGAGTATATTTCTCGTAGAGATATCAAGAGAAATGAAACTCAAAAAGTGAAAGATCTTGAAGATGAGTTATCATGTATAAAAGATGATCTAAATGAAATTAAGTCGTTACTACGGAGTTTAACAAATGGATCCTGAACAAATTGAACTTAAAAATCTTTCTAAAAGTTTTGCTTATAACCAATTAGCAAATGAAATAGATAGTTGTGATGATCGTGAAGAACTTCGCAATATTGCAAAATCTTTTTGCAAACTTTATTATAAACAGCAAGAAACAATGTCACTAATAGGACTAGTCGATGGCAACCAAAAAGATAACATTTGATCAAAACGCAGATTCATCTCCTGCTGCAAATTTTACGATTCTTGGTGGATCAAATTTTCATGGAGATTTTGAGGTAGTTACAACTTCAAATACAGCGTTTGATTTTACAGGTTACTCTGGGTCATCTCAAATGACTAAGAGTACTGCTATCGGGTCAACTGCTTTTCCTACAGCAACTTTTGTTGTTGGATTTACTAGTGCTGCTGCTGGAAAAGTTCGTATCTCTCTTGGGGGCACAACAACTAAGTCTTTAACTGAGGGTCGATATGTTTATGACTTTATAGTGGGTTCTGGTAGCACCATATATACCTTAGTCAATGGTAATATTATTGTCCGTTCGGGTGTTTCATCCATAAGTTCCCTATAAATACTAAAAAGGTATTATATAATAAATGGCACAACCATCTAGCCGATCAGAACTTATTACTTATTGTAAGAGGCAATTAGGCGCTCCTGTTTTAGAAATTAATATCGCTGATGAACAGGTAGAGGATCTGGTTGATGATGCCTTGCAATATTTTCATGAGAGACATTATGATGGGGTCGTTCAAACATATTTAAAATATAAAATTACACAAGAAGATATAGATAGGGGAAGAGGTAAAGCAGCTACCAATCCTATCGGTATTGTCACAACAACTGCCTCCGCCAATATAGTAGGAAGTGCTACTACTTTTTCTTATGAAGAAAATAGTAATTATATTCAGATTCCTCCCGCAGTTATTGGGATAAACAAAATTTTTAGGTTCGATGGTGCTAACACTGCAACTAGCAATATGTTCAGTGTTAAGTATCAATTATTCTTGAATGATATGTATTATTTCGGTTCAACCGAAATTTTGACATATGCCATGACTAAAAGATATCTGGAAGATTTAGATTTCGCTCTTACGACTGAAAAGCAAATTAGATTTAATCAAAGACAAGATCGTTTATACTTAGATATTGATTATGAAAGTGTTATTGTAGATGATTACTTAGTTATTGATTGTTATAGACTTTTAGACCCAAATGATTTCTCCAGAGTATATAATGACTTTTTTGTAAAAAAATACCTCACTGCATTGATGAAGCGTCAGTGGGGAATGAATCTTATAAAATTCCAGGGAGTTAAATTACCAGGTGGGGTTGAGTTAAATGGTCGTCAACTATATGATGATGCTCAGCAAGAGTTAGACAAAATACAAGAACAAATGTCTAACACATATGAATTACCACCTCTCGACTTTATTGGATAATGGCACTTAATCCCTTCTTTTTACAGGGTTCCTCTGGGGAACAAAATCTTGTTCAGGATTTAATCAATGAGCAGTTAAGAATGTATGGAGTGGAAGTTCACTTCATGCCTAGAAAATATGTGACAACAAATACAATTCTTAGAGAGGTAATAGAATCAAAATTTGATGATGCATATCCAATAGAGGCTTATGTTGAAAATTTTGATGGGTATGGTGATAATCCAACACTACTTTCAAAGTTTGGAATACAACAAACTAATGAGATAACTTTAATAATTTCAAAGGATAGATTTGAGAGTTACATCTCACCTTTGTTGAAAAATGAGTCAAATGTTAAAATTTCAAATAGACCAAAAGAAGGAGATTTAATTTATTTTCCTCTGGGTGATCGCATATTTGAAATTAAATATGTTGAACATGAAAAACCATTTTATCAGTTACAGAAGAATTACGTCTATGAATTAAGATGTGAACTCTTCCGTATTGAAGATGAAATTATTGATACTGGAGTTGATGAAATTGATGATACCCTAGAGGGAATTGAGGGTGCAGATGGAGATACAATTTATGCTGGTATCGGCATTCAAAAACTAACTCTTGTTGGAACTGCATCTCAGGCAACTGCTGTCACCGGTATTGTTACCGGAGCAATTAGAAATATTGTTCTTACTAATAGGGGTTCAAACTATATTGTTCCTCCAAGAGTTGCAATTTCTTCAGCTCCAAGTGGGGGAGTTACTGGTGTTGCAACTGCATTAACTAAGGGTGGAGTAGTTGTATGTAGTGGAGCAGCAAGTCCAGAGGGTAATCAACTTGTTGTTCAAAGTGTACAACTAATCAATCCTGGATCTGGTTACACAGTTGCTCCTAAAATTCAATTCTTCTCAAACAATGCTGATGGAACTGGATCTGGTGCTGCAGCAACTTCATTCCTCAGCAGTGATGGTCCGATCGGAATTGTAACTCTTACTTCAGGTGGTTCAGGATACACCACATCACCCACAATTACCTTCACAGGTATTTCTACTGTGTCTGCTGCTGCAACCGCTATTGTAAGCGCAGCAGGGACTATCTCAGCGATATATGTTAGTAATGCTGGTGCTGGATATACAGTGGCACCAACAATCAGTATTGCGTCTCCAGGATCATCTGGAAGTGGAGACTTTAGTTTCAACGAAACTGTTACTGGCGGAACATCCACTGCCACTGCAAGAGTTAGAAAATGGGATTCCTCTACAAGAGAGTTGGATATTTATGATGTTGATGGCATATTCCTTAAAGGTGAAACAATCACTGGTGCAACATCTGGAGCAACTAACCTAATCTTAGATGTAGGCACCGCTCCTGCAGATGATGGATTCTCTGATAATGACGATTTCCAACTAGAAGCAAATGAGATATTAGATTTTACAGAATCAAATCCATTTGGAACACCATAAATATATTACACAGGATATCTAAAAATGTTTGAGTATTTTTATAACGAAATATTGAGGAAGACCATTATTTCTTTTGGTACTCTTTTTAATGGATTGGAGATACAGCATACAGACGCATCAGATAATACGACAAGCATCGTTAAAGTTCCTTTGGCATATGGGCCTACTCAAAAGTTTTTAGCAAGACTTGATCAAGTTGCTGATTTAAATAAATCAACAGCAATGTCATTACCCAGAATGTCATTTGAGTTTACTGGGTTGACTTATGATCCATCTAGAAAAGTAACTACCACTCAACAGTTTACAACTAAAGATCCTGTAACAGAAAAACTAACTAAAAAGAATTATATGCCAGTGCCATATAATATGGCATTTGAATTGAGTATCATGACTAAATTAAATGATGATGCTCTACAGATAGTTGAGCAAATTTTACCATACTTTCAACCTGCATATAATCTCACGGTTAATTTAGTTGGATCAATAAATGAAAAGAGAGATATCCCAATTATATTAGAAAATATAACAATGCAAGATGATTATGAAGGTGACTTTAGAACTCGTAGAGTTTTACTTTATACTATGAGATTTACTGCAAAGACATATCTATTCGGACCTGTTACAGATTCTACGAAACAAATCGTTCGCAGTGCAAAAATCAATTATATCACAGGAACAAATACTTCAAATACAGAAAGAGATATCACTTATACTGTCACTCCTAAAGCAGTAAAAAATTATACTGGAGATGTTCTTACCAATTTGACAGCAGATATTGTTTCCACAGATACTGTATTTGAAGTTGATAGTGGATCAGCGGTTACGGCTAAAACTAATATTGGTGTAGATAATGAGACAATGTTTGTGAAAGCAATTAGTGGCAATCAATTGACTGTTATAAGAGGAAGTGAGGGAACCACTGCTAATGATCATGTTAGAGGAGCTGCTATCAATTCGATTACTGCTGCTGATGATGATCTTATCCCTATGGGAGATGACTTTGGATTTGATGGTACGATAGAATGAAAATGACAAAACAATTTGATGAATTAAATAATGAGTTTAATGTGACAAGTGATGTCGTTCAACCTGAAATTGTTAAAGAAAAAATTGAAAAGGTAAGAGAGTCTGTAGATGATGTAAAGAAAGACTATGAATATACTCGTGGCAATCTTTACAGTATTATTGAAAAAGGACAAGAAGCACTTAATGGTATTTTAGAATTGGCACAAGAAAGTGAAATGCCAAGAGCATATGAAGTTGCTGGTCAGTTGATTAAGAATGTCGCTGATGCAACTGACAAGTTAATGAAGTTGCAGAAAGAACTTAAGGACGTTAATGAAGAATCTGCTAAAGGACCTACAAATGTTACCAATGCATTGTTTGTAGGGTCTACCGCAGATTTGGCAAAGTTATTAAAGAGTGAAAGTCAAAAGGACAATAAATAATCTGGGGAGAGAAATCCCAAAGTACTAAGATTACTAATAAAATGTCTAGAGAAGACTTGCCTTCTATTGACGATTACATTGTAGATATAGAAAGTCTACCGTCAGTTGAAGATTATATAACAGAAGAAGTAAATACAGAATTACCTTCTGTCGAAGATTTTATTGCGAAAGAGGAAGAAGAAGATGATTTTCGCAGGATAGAGGAAGCAACTCAAACTATAGAAGATGTTGATGGTAATACGTTTGCAGAAGTAAAGGACATAATTCCACCATTTCCAGAATTAATTCGTCTGATCAACGATGTCAGGAAGGACATCCCAGACATTCCAGAAATAAAGTATTACGATAAAGAATTAGAAAGTCTAACAGAGCAGATAAACCAGGTAAGAGAAGATATACCTGAAGTTAGATATTATGAAGCAGAAATAGAGGAAATCTGTGAGCAGATTGATACTTTAAAAGAAGTAGTAGATAACAATGCTGCAGATATACCTGAAATAAAATATTATGATGAGCAGATTGAAAAATTAGAACTTCGCCTTGATCGGGTAAATCAAAACATTAATGAACTCCCTGAACCAAAATATTATGAGGAAGATATTCAGTCTCTTAGAATATCAGTTCAAGAAGTACGAGATCAAATTCCTACATTCCCTAAGTGGGTCAATGAGGTAAATGAAGTCCCTGATTTCTCTTGGATTGGAAAAACTTTTAGTGTCATTGATGATGATTTTGTCAAAGTCCATGATGCTGTTGAGGGACTGAGAGGTAAGGTTGAATATGACCTGGATAGAATTGAAGAGCACTTTGATAAGAAAGAATTTGAAACTAGAACTGAGTTTAATGACCTAAGAGAGAGTATCAATACTAGGTTTGATACAGAGAAAGAAAAGATTTGGAAAGAAATCAAAGAGACCTCAATGCGTATGTGGGGTCATCACAAAGAGTTTAAAGATGATGATAGAAAATTAAAGAAGCAAATTCTTGGTGAGTATAATCTTCTTAAACAGACACTTAAAAAAGATCTTAAAGAAGTAAACAAAGAAAGTATAAAAACTGATGAACTGCTTCTTGGATATTTTAATGATCTGAAGAAAGAGATTTCAGAGTTGCCTGAAGTAAAATATTATGATGAGCAGATTAGTGATGTAAGGGATGAATTTAAAGACGGACTTAAATCTTTAAAAGTCATAGTTGAAGAGATTAGAGGTAAACAAGAGGTCTTAAAAGAAGAGATAAACAATAGACCTGTTCAACCTGATCCTAGTGAGTCTAACATTGATCCTTTAACTCCAACGGATCAAAACTTTGCTACACATGAAGATCTAGCAAAGCACTACAAGTTATTCATCAATAGAATTCAGCAGCAATTATATACCATCGGTGGCGGTGGTGCTGGATTTATCAAAGACCTTGATGATGTAAGTTTTGATGCCGGAATAGGCACAGATAAACTTTTAATTTACAATGGATCTCAATGGGTTGGAATTGCAAGCACAGCACTCTCTGGTAGCGGAGAAGCTACATCATTAGCAGATGGTGCAACCGGAGTTAGTCTTACTCTTACTGGAAATCTAAGTGTTGGTGGAACAATAACTTATGATGATGTAACTTATGTTGATTCAATTGGTATTGCTACTGCTAGAAGTGGTTTAGAGATTGGTGCTGGTAGTCAAACAACAATAATAAAACTTGATGCTGCAACAGCAACTACCACTACAACATCAGAATCTAACATAGATACTTTTAGTGCAAGCGTCTTTAGATCTGCACAGTATCAAATTCAGATAACCCAAGGATCAGCGTATCATGTGACGACATTAAATGTTTTGCATGATGGAACTAATGTTTATCTGTCGGAATTTGGAACGATAAGAACAACAAATGACTCTCTTGCAACATTTGATGCTGATATCAATTCTGGTAATGTGAGAGTTAGAGCAACTCCAAGTTCTAGCACATCAACAGTATTCAAAATCTCAAAGACGCTAACAAAAGTATAAATATTAAAAGGATATTGTCATTCAAATGAAAGAAGAGACTAATTACAAGTCTAGAGATAAAATCATGAAGAAGGCAAAACCTCTTCATAAGCATCTATATAAGAACCTTCATAAGAAGGATATGACTGGTGATGTTAATGAAGCAAAGAATGGTCGTTGTCCCGCAGGACAATATTATTGCTATACTGACGAGAAATGTAAATCCATTCCTCGTGGATTTATGGTAGACCCCAAAGGAATGCTCCGTAAAGAAAATGGGCATTCAATAGATGATGATAAAAAGAAAAATGGTAATGGAAACGGAAACGGAAACGGAAACGGCGCTGCGGTTTCGGAAGGGAACAAAAGTGGTGATAGTTCTTTGCGTGACTGGTTTGGCAAGAGTCGCTCTTCTGATGGGAAGCCTGGTTGGGTGCAACTTGGTGGCAAGTATGCAGGAAAACCCTGTGCCAAACAACCAGGACAAACAACAAAACCCAAGTGCGGTTCTTCAAAAATGAAGCGTGCTCTCTCTAAGGATGAAGAGGAAGCAGCATTCCGTCGCAAGAATCGTAAGGATCCAAATCCAGATAGAAAAGGGAAGGCAATTAACGTGAAGACAGAAGAAACAATTCGCGAAGGTGATTACTGGCATCCTGACCCCAAGAAAGATGCTCAAATCAGTGGTCAGGGCAATAAAGCGCGAGCCCGTGAAGATAGAGGAGGTTCTTCTCCATCTCCTTCATCATCAAAACCAGATCCTAAAAAACTTCGTAAGGGCGAATCCTATATGGATTATGCTAAGCGTCAGAAGGGTGGATCTTCTACACCTAAACCTAAAGAACGTAAGCGTGATAAAATTGGCAAACTTCTTGGTAAGGCAATTGATAAAGTTGGTGGTATTAAATCCGAAGAGACAATTTTAGAAAAAGCAGGAACTAAAGATGCTTGTTATCACAAGGTAAAGTCACGCTATAAAGTTTGGCCAAGTGCATATGCATCTGGTGCTTTAGTTAAGTGTCGCAAAAAAGGTGCTGCTAATTGGGGTAATAGCACCAAAAAGGAAGAGTTTCAAATGTCTGATTGGAGATCTGAGATTGATCTTGAAGAAGGTCAAAAGTGTTGGAAAGGATATGAGAAAAAGGGAACCAAAAAGATGTTTGGTAAGACCTATAATAATTGCGTGAAGAAGGAAGAACTTGGACTCATATCAAAAACTCCTTTAGACGAAAAGAAAGGTTGTATGCATAATCATAAAGGTGAAGAGTGTCCAGTACATGGTAAGAAAGAATGTCCTTCTGAAGTTTCAGAGGCAGTAAGAGTTCCTGCTCAAACAGGCAACATCATTAATGCATACTTTAAGTATAGAACTAATTACATCTCTTTAAAGATGTTCTTCCCACAAACATCCAAACCAT